AGAAAGATTATACTGGATGATTCGATTTCATCCAGTTCTTTTTTCATCACCAATAGGTAAGTGGTTGATGATGAGAAAGCACATGAGGACAGCTGAGAAACTGGCACAGGAACTCTCCAAAAAACAAGATGAGGTGCTATAATACAGTATATTCAAAGATGATTCATGTCCAACAAAAAACTGATTAAAACACTCAGAGATGCTTATCAAACATGTTTTGATTGTGGTGATAAGTATGGGGTCTATTCTGTAGGTTGTTCCTCTGTATGGGAGGGTAAATGTGATGTCTGTAGTGAAACCAAAAATGTCACTGAAGCACGTGACTATGCCTATTTTGTGACTGGAATTCGTAAACTTATCAAAGAGGACAGTGAAACCTAAAATCTATCATATACTCAATATTGCTATTGAGGAAGGCGTTAGACAGGGATGGCATCTTGCCCATAAACATGTAGAAAATCCTTCTGAAGGAAGTATCAAGGAAGCTATTGAGGATGCTGTAATGTCAGCAATTCATGAATACTTTACATTTGATGAGAGTGAATATCAATGAATGAAGATATGCCGTGGGTCAATCTCACCCAAGAAGAAGTAGAAGAACTCCGCAACAAAAAACACGAACTCACTGAATACGGAAGAGAACAACTGAGGAAACTTGCGAAGGAAGGTATTTCAAAGTATAATGAGGCATTGCAACTGATGAGAAATCAAGAACCATACCCAGATGAGATGTTCGATGAGGCAGAGCGTCGTGAAAAACTAAATGCTGGTTTCAAACAAGATGCTGATGGTAACTGGTATCGTCCTGAACTCAAAGATCTCACCAGGAATGAACGTATTGAGCTAGCAGAGAAAGAGATTGCTTATATGGTAATGGGTGGGCAAGATGGACGAGAGTATGCTAACTCTATTGCTTTTATTCTTCAAGTATTGGATAGTTTGAGAGATGACTAAACTTGTAAAATGGGAAGAAAACCCAGACGAAATCGTGCTGGAAGAGGTGGAAATGTTTCACCTGGAAAGTATGAACGAACGCAGCTTGTGGGTGGGCATTTACACACAAAATGGCAAGATCTACCACTTGAATATTCATGCAGATGGTGATAAACTACGTTATTATTGGAGCGATGAAACTCCATGACTGACTTTCCTTATGTAAACTTCCCCATCAAACTTACACACAAAGATGGGAAGGATAAAAAAACATGCTGGTTTCAATGTGAATCACATTACCAGAAATACATAGACAGACATAAACTTAAACCAAATGATTTTGAGGTGATTACTAACAATGTGGAGATTGTGGGCAAAGGCACTAGGAGAAAAAGCAACAAAAAACGATAAGGAAGCAGATTATGTGGCTGGCATACGTACCTTTCTATTCGCTACTTATCTTCTTACTAATTGTTTTATTGTTGCAGGGGTCATAAGACACTGGAATGATGAAACACATGTTTATGTGGAGATTCATCAAGAGAATCCAGTTCCACCATTGCTTCAAACAACACTCAATCGTACAGGTCAATTTGAATGAATTACCATGTATTAGATCCTACTACTCCTTGGTATGAGTGGTTGTGTTATTGTGAAATCTGTCATCAATTAGACATTCAAGGACAACCAAATTGGAATAGATTCATGAGGTATAGAAATTATTTAAAGGAGGTAGGTGTGTTATGATGTCTGAGTATACAATCACAGAAAAAGATTTATCCATTATGGATAGAGTGTGCAAATTGGAAAATGAAAACATTGAAACTACAAATTGTCTTTATGAGATAGATAATAAGATTGATTCTATAAAAACTATGTACGAAACACTTACTGAATTTGAAAGAGCACTTGCACGTTTTGGAGACAAAGTTGCTCTAATTGCTGGACTTGAGATTAATGATAAAATCTCACCAGAAGAAGCATATCAACAAATTAAAGATTTGTATAAAGATCTTAAAAAACTTCGTAAAGTTGAACAAAGAGAATGGGAAACTGGAAATTTAAGTAATGTCTGAAGATTCTCTACAAGTTACATATAATGATGATGGAACATTTACTATAGACTGGGACCCTTGTGACAGTCGTTATAGTGTCTGGAATGACATGACAGAAGAGGAATTGTCTGCTATGCTAATGGAACAAATCAAATTGAAACTTGAGGAATTAGGTGATGACTGTTAGTTATCAAAAAGTTTGGGACACAATGAATGATCTTGAATCTGTAACATCAAAGATTTGTTCTGCTCGTGAAATCCTTGATTGTGCTATTGATGCGCATCAAGAACATCGACATGAAAAAGTAGAGCATCTTCTTTATGCTGTAGATGAGTTTCTTCAGTATTATCTTGCAGAGTTTGATGATAAATTTAAGAAAGCATGGCAAGCAACTGTAGGTGATTTGCGTGAAGGTGATGTGATGAGAGAACAAAAACAATCAAAAAAATGGACTCTTCCTACTGAAGTTGATGGATTGACTGGAGATGTGTTTGTTAAGCTTCCAGATGATTTGCTTGATGTAGCAAATTTGAAAGAAGGTGATGAAGTAAAATGGATTGATAATGGCGATGGTTCTTATACTTTAAAAAAAGTAGAACAAAAAACTCTTAATTATCAACAAGCAATTGATGCTGGTTGGGAAATGACTGATGATGGTATCTGGTTACCTCCAGAAGAGTGTTAATATATGAATAAACAATATGTTGATTTTATAGGAATTTATAACAATGTAATTCCTAAAGAGGAATGTAAAAGATTTATAAAAACCATTGATAATTATCTTTCCAATCCTGCTGCTAATACTATTCTTCATGGAGGAACTCAATTTCCTACTAATGAGTTGGGAAGATTTGATTATGCCATAAATGGAATGGTAGAATTGCCTGATGAGTCTAAAGTTATCAACAATTATCTTCAACAATGTATTGCACATTATGCAGATGAATATTTTGTAGTCAGGCAACTTCCTATAGAATCAAGAGATGTAAAATTTCAAAAAACACCACCTAGAGGTGGATATCATAACTGGCATTGTGAGCAAGGAAATATTCAAACATCTGATAGAACTCTTGCCTGGATGGTGTATCTAAATGACATACCAGAAAATGAGGGAGAGACTGAATTTATTTGGCAGAAATTAAGAGTAAATCCAGAGGCAGGAAAATTTTTAATTTGGCCTGCACAATACACTCATACACATAGAGGAAACCCTGTATATTCTTGTGACAAATATATTGTCACAGGATGGTTCACATTTATCAGGAATCGAGTATGAAAAAACGCATACAAACATCAGGAACATATGATGGTGAGTTTTACTCACTCAACATAGCATTTACAGACCAACATGCCATCAATTTAGATGGACTTTCTTATGAGGATATGCTACAATTGCAATCGTGCATTGATTGTATGCTAATGGAGGATGAAAATGGCATTGGGACAACAAGTTGAAGAAAGTTTGAGAGAAGCAGAATCTAATCTGCGAAATGCACTTGCTTATGCATCAAGAACTGAACGTCCTATGGTAGTTTCTGTGATTGCAGATTTGATTAGTAGGATTGATAGTGTCATTCATACTGATGCTCTTTTGGATAAGTTAGAAAACAGAAAGGAGGGTGATCGTGGAAAGTGGGGACCATTTGGATAAACAAACAAATGAATTTGGTAAGGCACTACAAGATTGGTGGGACTCTGATAATTTCAAAGAAATACAAAAAACAAATGAAGAGGCAAAGCAAAGAGCAGTAGGCAAATACTTTATGCTTTCTGAGTCTGATAAGATTGATATGGTTCAGGCAATCTGTCATATTATGTGTAAGGCAGAAAGTGAAGGAACCAGTCATAGAGGACTTCAAAATGCTTTGGAAATCTATCCTGCTGGTTTCTGGGTAGATCATCTTATGGAGGTTCACAATGCTTTGTGGTCTTATTATCATGATAAGAAACAAGAACAAGATCTCAAAGATGACTTAGATGCCCTTGATAATTTTATGAAGAAATCTTAAGTGATTTCGAAGAAACCCTTAAGAAAACAATCATTGGATAGATAGTGTGTTAGGATTTGAAGATAATTGCAGAGAACTATGACTCACTCAAGATCCACAGAAAAAGACCTTACAATTGAAGAATGGAACGAAATGATAGCACTCAAAGATGCTATAAACATCAATCCTGCTACTGTCCATCCTGATAAAATGGAACTTTTTACATCATTGTTAGTTAAATCATTAGAAGGAAAAGGTGATGACCAACCCCCAAACATTCAGTGAGAAAATGCTCATATCATATAAAAATATGGAGGGAAGAATTGTATTTGTGGATAATCAATATTTTACCTTCACTCCAAATGGTAGCAGTGCTCTCCTTTTAGTGTATAGACAAGATTGGAACACTGTGACAGTTCTGTAAGTGGCACAAACCCCTTGACTTTCCTCCCCAAACCTGCTATTATTACTAGGTAATCAATCAAAAGCACATGTCTGTTACTGCTATTCTTGCTGTTGAATCTTCTGCTATTTCTCAAGTTTCCTTTGACTATGATGAAATGCAAGTTGGAGTGACTTATAAGAGCAATCCTGATAAGTCTTATGTGTTCTCTTGCCAAAATCCTATTGATGTTGAGGACCAAGTTCGTACTGCTGAGAGTGTGGGTAAACTGATCTCACAACTGAAGAACAATAAAGTTCTTGTTCCTATTCAGATGTGATAAATATGGGGAGAAATCCCCATTCTAAATGGAAGGAGTCCGGTTGGTCGAGGACACCGCCTTGAAAGCGGCTGGGTGTAAAAACTTCGCAGGTTCGATTCCTGTTCCTTCCGTTGATACTCGCTAGGCACATAGCCTAGAAGGAGATCAACCTTACTGAAAGTGTTGTTGATGCCTGTGGGGAGTCAATAACTTACTTCAGTATTGTACACCTTCTATCATAGCGCCTGGAGATAAACTTGTCTGCTTGATAGTCGTAAGGGGTACAACCAGGAAAGTTGTATTAAATAAAGAGTCCCCTAGGCCACATCGTAGATTATCGTAGGTGGACACTCTTGCCCCTTTTTGGGAGATTAACTCAGTGGTTAGAGTGTCTGCTTTACACGCAGAAAGTCCACAGTTCGAATCTGTGATTTCCCACCCGGAGCATAGTTCAGAGGTAGAATGCTGGTTTTGGGAACCAGAGGTCGCAGGTTCAATCCCTGCTGCTCCGATTGGAGAATAAATATCTCCAAACAATTCAATTATTGTTATGTCACTAATTTCACAACAAGATAGAAATCTTGCTATTGAAGCATTAGATTTCTATATCTTCAGTAAAGGTAATGACTTCACTGAATCAAAGAGAGCAAAAGTAAATGCTCTTCTAAACTGGATTAAATTAGAATATCAGAAGCATGATAATTAATTTGTGGTATAATGCAGACATGAAACAATGGCGTTGGACTTTAACTGATCCTACACATTTTGATATGGAATCAGGTCAAAGAGAAAACCTTCGTGATGCTATGAATGATGTAGCAAATACTGTAGAGTATTTGTTGAACAAACAAACTTAATTTATTCCCCTATAGCTCAATGGTAGATGCGTCTGACTGTTAATCAGAATGTTCCTGGTTCGAGTCCAGGTGGGGGAGTTAGGTGTATTAAATACATCTATTGTGGGGAGTTCGTATAACGGTTATTACTCTGGATTTGCATTCCAGCAATAAGGATTCGATTTCCTTACTCTCCATTAGAAGTAAAAATATGAAACATAAACATCATATATTACCACAATATAGAGGTGGTCAAGACATAGCAGAAAATATAATTGAGGTTACAGTAACTCAACATGCTATGTTTCATTATTGTAATTGGTGTTTGTGGAAAGATGTCAGGGATAGATTAGCATGGAAGGGATTGGTAGGTGAAATTGGGAAAGAAGAGATAATAAGAGAGTTGAGAAGTATGGGTGCAAAGAAAGCAAATAGACCACACATTCATACAGAAAAGCATAAAAAACTTTTGTTGGAAGTTGGAAAGAAAGTACATCATCTTGCAGTTGAATCAGCTAAAAAACCAGAATCAAATGAAAAGAGAAAAAGAACTCTTGCTAAAATAAAACATCAGCAAGGAGAAAAAAACTCACAGTATGGGAAAATGTGGATTACTAATGGAACAAAAGAAGGTTCTTATAGAATTGATAAATGTGATTCAATTCCAGATGGGTATAGGAAAGGAAGAATTTGTTAATACAATGTGCCACATGTAGAACTGGCACAATAAACCACCAGAACCATCAAGAATGTGCTATAATTACTTTGTTATTGATCTGAATCATGAGCACTGCATTTCTTGACGACATTCAAATTGATGAGTTTGATTGTATTATCCCAAATGAATCCATGTTTGATCTATTTGGAGATAATTGGGAATCACTTATTGAAAGTGATCAAGATGATTGGATTTTGATTGAGGTTTGATATGAAATTTGTAGAGTTTAAGCATAGATGGGATTATGGTCATGATTTCTACATCACACTCCTAAGATATAATAGATTTTGTCTTTTTCAAGGATGTTTCTATACAGCAATGTATGGTAGAAATTTTCCATACTTGAGCATTGTGATGGGTAGTGGTAGACTGTTGGAAATAAGTTTTAGTTTATACAAATTTGGATTTAATCTTTCATTCTTTACATTGTGGTGGTTCAACTCATGAAACCTAAGTTTCGTAATGTACTTGAAATGGCACTGGAAGAAGGTGTCAGGTTTGGATGGAATCGTGCTCATAAGCATGTGGAGGGCACACCACACATTGATGCTGCTGCTGATGCTATTGTGACTGAGATTATGAACTCTCTTGATACATGGTTTGAATTTGAGGAGGAAGAAGAATGAGCGGCGGACACTTTGGAGATTACTGCTATTTTCAAGTCTCACAGTTTGCCAGAGATTTGGAGGAAGAGATTGCGAACAATTCTACTCCAGATGAATATGGTTATGTCAAGAACTACAGTCAAGAAGTGATTGAGTATCTTGAAGAACAGGTTCATTATCTTCACAAGATTTCGGACATTATGTACCATATTGACCGACTGTATTCTGGAGACCACGGAGAGGATAGTTTTATGGAACGGGTGAAAGAAGTTGAAAGTAAGTATGGGAGTTGGTGATGAATAAGGACGCATACTACGACTGGATTGCTGAAAACGACACCTATCCAAAACATTCTCATAAGTTCTTTGTGGCACTCTACACAAAATACGAAGGTATTGAAGGATATCACAGGTATCTTGGTACTTTTGATACAAGAGAAGAAGCAAAGGTATTCGCAGCAGATTATAAAGACAAATACACAAAACCTGGATTTATTTCTATGACTAGGATTTTTGCTATGTGTGAAGTAGTAAAGGACACTTTCTAAACTGGCACAAGGACTTCCCAAAGTCCCTGTGGATGCCCTATAATACTCTCATACACACAAAGGACTGATGACTGCTGAACGTCTTAAAATCAAAGAAAGGAACGATTTTTATTGGTATGGTGTGTTTGATGGTAAATTAGACTACATCATTTCTGTTCTTCAAAAGTGTAAGGAAGATGGTTGGGAAGGTATTGATTATGATTATTATGATGGAGAAAAAGAATACTATGTCTACAAAACCCGTCTTGAAACTGATGAAGAGTATGAAAAGAGAATGGAACTAGAAGAGCAACGAAAAGAAAATCGTCGTATTCAATATGAACAACTCAAAAAGGAGTTTGGAGAGGACACTTGACGAACTGGCACAAGGGCACTCCAAAGTCCCTGAAAATGCCTTATAATACTCTCATAAGCAACCAACCGATGAAACTCTTTCAATACGACAAAAAAGTTTGGGATAATGGTGAAACTGACTACACTTGGCAGTTTGGTATTCTCAACAATCGTTCATTACTCTGGGTTCATTATGAGAACCCCAGTAGTTTAGTTCATAGTAATGGTGGATTACACATCCTACTCTCATTTTTTACTTCTTCTTCTTTGTTTGGAGCAGATTTTCAAGTTGGTAAGGTTGGTTTGAGTTTTAACTTTTTTACTGAATACTTTGATGGGTGGGATGACTAAACTCTACAATCGTTCTATGAACTTCTTTGAGAAAATCCAAGTTGGTTGGTGGTGGATTGGAGAAATCTTTGATGAATGGTGTTATACTATGAGAAGTGAAGACGGAGAGTTCTTTAACTATCTTCAAAGTGATTATGTCCGTTATGAACAGGAGATGTATTATGACCACAAATAAAGAAAAAGCAGAAGAACTCCTAAAAGTTATTTGTAAAAGTGAAGCACACAATACTGCTTGGATGCTTCAAGAGGTTCTTCAACAACTTCGTAAGCAACTATCAGGACAAAATCCTGTTGATTTTAATGATGAACTAAATGTGATGTATGTTCTTGGTTATGATGACTGCTTAAAGGATATTGATGGTATTTGTGATGAGTTGGAGTTGCTATGACGAATAATGAAGAAATCATCAAACTTGCTAACACCTATGGGTTTGATAGACACATAAGTAAAACAACACACGACATTTACTGGGAATGTGATGAAGAAGACCTCTTGAAGTTTGCCCAAAAAATCTATCAAATGGGTTATGATGATGGTTGCTACGAAACATCTTATTCCACTGGATACACTGGACTTTTTGGAGAACCACAATGATGACTAACACAGCATACCAAATTTGGGAAACATTCAAAGCAGAATTGATTGTAGAACCCACAGAGGATATGAAACAAGCATTAGCATCTTCTATTCGTGTGATTTCTTCTATCATTCATAGAGATGGAGTGCTTGACCAAGAACCCTTGTTTATTCATACTGCTCAAGAACTAAATGAGATTGCTGATGATGTGGAGGCACTCTAATGATTTTAGATGAAGAAATCCTAAAACTTGTGAAAGAACACTTTGAAGAAGATTGGGATGAGAATGATGGTTGGGAGTATTCTGGAAACTTTGATGCCTTTGTGAAGTTTGCCCAAGAAATCTATGATAAGGCTTATGATGATGGTTGCTTCGAC